GTGCTGATACTCAAGGAAGTAGGTCAATAGCAATAGGCCATGCTGCTTTAATGACCCAAAACTTCACATCAGCTACCGACGCTTATAATGTGGCGATAGGGCATAACGCTGGTTTAGCTGTTACTACAGGGATTCGCAATACCCTTCTAGGTGGTTTAGCTGGCGATGCAATTACGGATGGTAATTATAATGTTGCTTTAGGATATGCTTCGTTAAGTGCCAATACCACAGCTTCTAATAACACTGCTATAGGTCTTAGTTCTTTAGCCTCAAATACAACTGGCGCTAGTAATGTGGCCCTTGGCTCCACTGCTTTAGCAAACAACACCACTGCTTCCAACAACACTGGCCTTGGACATGCTTCTTTAAATCAAAACACCACAGGTGCAAATAATACGGCTGTTGGCAAGAATTCTTTAGATGCCAATACAGTTGGCGGCAGTAATACAGCATTAGGTGCTGATGCTTTGAGTGCTGATACTAAAGGAAGCCGAAGCGTGGCTATTGGTACGTCTGCTTTAGAAGTCCAAAACTTTACTTCAGCTACTAATACTTACAATGTCGCAGTAGGTTTTAATGCAGGCGCAGCGACCACTACAGGTCTTCACAACACCTTAATAGGCGGTGTTTCTGGAGATGCCTTAACTTCCGGCGTAGAAAATGTTGCTATTGGATATTCTGCTTTATCAGCCGCCACTACGTCTAACCAAAACGTAGCAATAGGACGAGCCGCTCTTCTTAATAACGTGTTAGGTAGTGACAACGTAGCAGTTGGCTACAATAGTTTAAATGCTATGAATCCTGCTTCCGCTGTTAGTACCAAGAACACAGCGGTTGGTCACAATGCTGGTGCATCAATTACTACTGGTGATACAAATACTGCCATTGGTAAAGATTCTATGTTGGCTACCACGACAGGCACTAATAACACCGCCGTGGGAGCCAGATCACTAGACGCAAATACCACGGGCACTAATAATGTCGCTGTGGGGGATAGTGCGCTTGGGACGCAGACAACAACTAGCAGCAATACTGCTGTTGGTGTATCTGCTATGGAAAGCAATACCTCTGGCACTGAAAATGTAGGGGTGGGTTTTAGTTCTCAACGAGACAACACTACTGGCATTTACAATACCTCTGTTGGAGGCTACTCGTTAACAAATAACACGACAGGCCAGTACAACACGGCTGTGGGCAACAGGGCGCTTAACGACAACACAACTGGCAATTATAATACTGCCGTGGGTCAAGATGCTCTAGGAACCAATAGCACTGCTTCTCACAATACGGCTGTAGGCAAAGAGGCTCTGAAGGTAAACACTACTGGTTACTATAATCATGCTTTTGGTTCTAATGTTTTAGTTGCGAACACCACAGGTATTAACAATATTGGAATGGGGTATGCAGCTTTAAATGCCAACACTACAGGGCAAGATAATACGGCTATAGGGCATGAAGCTTTAACAGTAAATACAACGGGCCACTATAATACGGCAGTCGGATTATGGGCTTTAAAAGCAAATACGACTGGAACTTTTAACGTGGCTCTGGGCAGACGAGCCTTAGATTCAGTAACGACAGCTAGTAATAATGTTGGTATAGGAGCAAGTGCTTTAGAGTCCAACACAGCAAGCAACAATACTGCTGTAGGGCGCTCGGCACTGACTGCAAACACCTCTGGAACTAGCAATACGGCTGTGGGTAAAGATGCTCTCATAGCAAATACTACCGCAAGCTATAACACCGCCGTAGGAACTTATACTTTAACATCAAATACCACCGGAGCTGAGAATACTGCAATGGGGTATGGCGCTCTAGATCAAACTACTACAGGAGAGCATAACACTGCTTTTGGTAGTACCGCACTGCTAGATAATACTACTGGGGATCATAACACGGGTATTGGTAAAAGTGCTTTAGGCAATAACACTACAGCGGATGGTAATACTGCTGTAGGTGATTCTTCCATGGTAACCAACACCACTGGTACTAGAAACACGGCTATAGGCCAAAATTCTTTATACACAAACTCCACTGGGGATGACAATACTGCTATAGGGCGAGCAGCGATGTATGCCTGTCAAACAGGCTCTGACAATACCGCTGTGGGCAGAGATTGTATAAATGGCCTTACAACAGGTACTGCCAATAGTGCTGTTGGAGAATCTGCATTAGCAATAATGACAACAGGGCAGAGTAACCAAGCGTTAGGTAAAGATGCTGGCGACAGCATTACTACTGGAAACTACAACACATGCATTGGCCGAAACACTAACCCCTCCGCTGGTGATGGGGAGTATCAGATCGTTATAGGCCATGACATTTCTGGTGGAGAAAACAGTCAAGTTACAATCGGCAAAGCTTCTAACGTCATTCAGAATGAGTTTGATACTGATGCTACTTGGACAAGAACCTCTGACGAACGGCTCAAGAAAAACATAACAAACCAAACGCTTGGTTTGGATTTTGTTAATGACCTCAGAACAGTTACCTATAACTGGAAAGGTAGCCACGAACTAGATTCTTCTGATTCTCAACTAACTCAGCTTTACAGAGAAAATGAAGCTGATAACCAGATGAACACAGATGCGACCATGCATGGCTTCATTGCTCAAAATATTAAAGAAGCACTGGATACAGCAGGTGTATCTACATTTGGCGGTTGGAAAGAAGATCAGTATGGTGTACAGCAAGTATCGCGTGAGATGTTTGTCATACCTCTGGTTAAGGCGGTTCAGGAACTGTCTGCACAAGTCACAGCCTTACAAGCTGAAGTTGAAACCTTAAAAGGAGCCTGAAATGGACGAAAGAGATAAAGCGCAAGACTACACAGCTATGGGCCACAGTGTAGATCTAATCAACGATATCATTGCTGGTAATCAGGATGATGAAAAAGAAGCTGAAGAGCGGCAGGATTGTGTTGATCGTAACGTAGCCCACCTTGAAATCATGGTTGCTAAAGATGATTGGGGTGATGAAGACATGACGGCCAGCAATGCTGCTATCACTGCTGGTAAGAAATACAAGGCTAGTTAATGAAGGTAACACCTTCGACTTCTCTTCAGCAGATTAATTGGCAAAAGGTTGCTAATGACAGGCAAGAACGGTTAGAAGATGCTGCAAAAGGTAAGATTATTAAAGAAGAACAGTTTGAAATTTATAAAACTAAAGGCAAACGGTTAGAATTAGAATCTGTTTCTTTAACCAAACGAATTGACATAGAGGTTTAAAATGAGCGAACAAGAAGTGCAGCCAATAATCGTCACTATTGAAGGGGCTGAATACGACATGAATGCCCAAAGTGATGTTTCAAAAGAACACTTTATTGAAGTTAACAACTTGCGGCAGGAAATTACTGAGCTGCAAAACAATATTGCTGCTGCAACTCGTCGCGCTCAAAGTCTTCAGATAGCTCTCGGTTTTCGAGAAAATGCACTCAAAGAATCTATTGCATTAGTGGAAGATTCTAAGGATGTGCCTGCACAGGGGTAACGTATGGCAACGTATGTAAACGATTTACGTTTAAAAGAGATAACAACCGGCGATGAGTCGGGAACTTGGGGTACAAGCACCAACACTAATCTTGAGCTAATTGGTGAGGCATTGGCGTATGGAACGCAGGACTGCTTTAGTTCAGATGCAGATGCTACGACCACTGTTGCAGACGGGGCTACCGACCCCGCAAGGTCTATGTATTTCAAGGTCACTTCTTCTGCGACATTGAGCGCAACGAGGACTTTGAGCATTGCGCCGAATACCGTTTCTCGCGTGATGTTTATAGAAAATGCAACGACAGGCTCACAATCTATCGCTATTTCTCAAGGCAGCGGTGCAAATGTAACCATTGCTACGGGCAAAACAAAAATCGTTTACCTTGATGGTGCAGGCTCTGGCGCTGCTGTTGTTGACGCTTTAGGGGCAATAGAAGATTTGTTGAAGACGGGCACCAATGCTTCTTTAACCCAGCTAAACATTACAGCGCAGGGAGATTTAAGGTTAGAGGATAGCTCTGGCGGTCAATATGTAGCATTGCAAGCTGCATCGACCGTTTCGTCTAATGTTACTTTTACATTGCCGAGCGCAGATGGTTCTGCGAATCAAGTTATAAAAACAGACGGTTCTGGTGCGCTTTCTTTTGCTAGTGTAGTGTTACCTTCTACTGATGTATCGTTTACCCAGGTAGATATCACTGCACAAGGTGATCTTCGATTGCAGGATACTACTGGCGGTCAGTATGTAGCACTTCAGGCACCTTCTACAGTGTCATCTAGTGTAACTTTTACGCTGCCAGGCGCAGACGGTTCTGCTTCTCAGGTAATTAAAACTGATGGGTCAGGAAATCTAGGATTCCTTAGTGCTGCTGAATTAGCAACGAATGTTTCGTTTACTCAAGTCGATGTAACAGCTCAAGGAGATCTCCGGTTACAGGATGGTTCTGGCGGTGAGTATGTCGCTCTACAAGCTCCATCTACCGTTTCATCAAATGTTACATTTACGTTGCCCGGAGCAGATGGCTCTTCTGGGCAGGTGTTAAAAACAGATGGTTCTGGTGCGTTAGGCTGGGTTAGCGTAAACACTCCAGGGGGCGCTGCTGAATTTACCCAAGTCGATATTACGGCGCAAGGCGATCTCCGTTTACAAGATTCATCTGGCGGTCAGTATGTAGCACTTCAGGCTCCATCGACAGTAAGCTCTAGTTACACTTATACACTCCCCGGTGCAGATGGAAGTAGCGGGCAGTTCCTAACAACCAATGGTTCAGGAACTTTGTCCTGGGGTGCAAGCACTCTTGCAGATGATGCTGTAACAACAGCCAAGATAGCTGATGATGCTGTGACAACGGCTAAAATAGCTACTGACGCAGTAACCCAAGCCAAGATAGCAGACGACGCAGTAGGTGCAGACCAACTAGCGTCAAGCGCAGTTGTAACCGCCTCTATTGTCGATGACGCGGTAACTACGGCAAAAATTGCAGACGATGCAATCACATCAGCTTTGATTGCGGATGATGCGGTTGTTGCTGCTGCCATTGCAGATAACAGCGTGGACATTGCGCGACTGAATGTGACAGACGGATCAAGTGGCCAGGCGCTAACCACTAATGGTTCAGGAACATTATCTTTTGCAACTGTTGGCGGGGCTTACAATGCTTGGTCAATTAAAACATCTGCATACACTGCAAGTAGTAAAGATCAGTTAATTGTTAATAGCGGAAGCGCGGTAACAATTACCTTGCCTAGCAGTCCCAGCGCAGGCGATACAGTGATTATTTGTAACGCTGGAGCAGGAGCGGTAACCGTTGGACGCAACAGTTCTAATATTAACTCAGCAGCAGAAGACGGAACCATTAATCAAAACGGTAGCGCCCAACTAGTGTACGTTGACGGCACTATTGGCTGGTTCGTTATTTAAGGAGAATTTTATGGCAGTTTTAGGCGAAAAAGGCGGTAGAGCCAGTCTGCAAGAAATTGTGATCTTAGAAAGCAAAACATGGTCACCGCCTTTTGACTGCAAGGCGCTTGTCACTGTTGTTGGTGGCGGGGCAGGTGGCGGAGTTGCTAAAGCTACTGGGGTCGCTGGTTCAAACTCAGCAGCAAGTGGTGGTGGGGCGGGAGGCATAGCAACCTCTCTGCTTCAGTTAGATAGCAGCGTAACCTACACAGCTACGATTGGCGCAGGAGGCGGGACAACCGTTACAACTGGAACGACTGAGGGTAGCGCTGGCAACTCGGGCGGCAATTCAAGCTTTTCTGGTTCTGGTATTACGACGATGACGGCAAATGGAGGTGGGGCTGGAAACGGCACTTACAATGCCAGCGGCACGGCAACTGCTTCAGGGGCTTCCGGCGGAACAGCTACGGGCGGCACAGAATCAAATATTACTGGCGGAGGTAGCGGTACAGCTACTGGCGCGACATCAGGAAACGGCTCGGCTCCTGCTACGGGGGGCGGTGCTGTCAGCGTCCTTGGTATTGCTTATGCGTCAGGCACTGCCAACTATTCTGGTTCAGGAACTGCTATCTCTCTAGCAACAGGTGGAGCAGGTGTCGGCGGGGCTTCTGGTAATGTAACGGCAAGCGCCACATATTCAGCAGGTGGCGGCGCTTGCGGTGCAAGTCCTGATGGTGCTACAACCGCTGGCGAGGGTCTTTTTGCTTATGACGCTGATCACTTTCCTTCAAGCATGTTTCAGCTTTTTGGGGAAGGGGGGTCGTCCAGTAACGGGGGTTATGGCGGTGGCGGTTCAGCCGGAACTACTGCCTATGCTGGCGGCTGGTTCGCTGGTGGCGGCGCAGTTTCATCGTCTGGCTCATCTTCTCTTACTGCGGGTGCAGGTGGCTATGGTGCTGGAGGAGGTGCTTGTGGATTGACTGCGACGACGGGCGGCATTACGAGTACATCTGGAGCAGGCGGCAGCGGCGTTATCATTGTTAAAATTTTGGAAGTTCTCTAATGCCAACATTTATTATTAAAGAATCAGGTGCAGAGGTTAATCGAATTGTTGCCTCTGCTGAGTTTGTCGCAGATAACTATGAAGAATATGAATTAGTGCCTGTGTCGGCGGAAGAAAAAAATGCCGAAGGTAGAGCGTGGCGAGATTCAGAGTTAGAGCGAACAGATATTATGTCTCAAACTCCAGATTGGCCGAACCGTGATGACTGGTTAACGTACCGCACTACATTAAGAGACTGGCCTTCAACGTCAGACTTTCCTGACACAAGACCAAATGATCCGGATTACGTTGATCCTGAGACAGCGGAGTAATGGACAAGCTAGAGTCCCATGAAAAAGAATGTGCAATACGATTCAAGAGCATAGAAGAGCGCCTTGAAAGGGGCAGTGCCAGAATGGATCGTTTAGAACATGCTATATGGGGTGTATACCCGTTTATTTTAGCGTCAGTGTTTTTGGCTAGGTATCTGTGAACACATATGATAGGCGAAGTCGCATCAGTTTTAGCAGCTTTAAAGGCTCTGAACGAAGGACTTGCTGTGCTCAAAGAGACAGCGGGTCAGGGCAAGTCTTTGCAAGGATTAGTTGGTAAGTGGGGGGAGGCAAGCGAAAAATATAATGATGTAGAAAGGGCCAAAGCGGGCAAAATGAGCTACAAAGAGGCGCTTGCTATGGAAAGCGCCAAAAGGCAGCTAGAGAATTTTGATCGTCAGTTTAAAGATATCTGTCTCATACAAGGCCAAGGCGACCTCTACAACAGCGTAAAAACTAGGATGCAAGAGTCCCGTATAGCGCATGAGAAAGAAATTGCAAGGATTAAAAAAAGACGAAAAGAGATCAAAGGATACATACAACTAGCTGGTACAGTAGCATTTGGTTGGATATGTTTTATGGGATTTCTGTGGGCTTTTATATGGATAATGGAGAACTCTCCCGTTGAATGATTATTGCATTCTTGTTAGTTGTAGTTGTTGGAGGCGAAACTGTGTCTGATGATCGAATGCTGTTCTCAAGCATTTACAGATGCAATGAGTTCGCCCATGCAATTGAACAAGGAACATCTAGTTCAGGACAAATAAGAAGATATCGAACCCAGCAAAATGTCAGCGCCTACTGCATACCTAGAATGGTGCGAGAAGGAACGGAGTTATTTCAATGAAAGCTGTAGTTTTTACCTCAATATTGTTTGCATCTAGCTGTTCTTCTATACCGACTTGCGGCACCAAGTCTGTCAAGATTCAAATACCATCTACTGTTCCGTTTTTTGCAGAACCATTTGTTATCGAACGATCTAATGACCATGTAGATTGCGCCTTAGATCCTGATGAAAGGAATTCAAATGGCTAGTCATCAAGAACTCAGCCATTATTGCGCTGAAAGTTATCGAGAGTCGGACTTTGAAGAAGCCAATATTGAAGTCATTGTTAGGGAGAATGTATTTGCGTTTCGTGGTACAGACGAACCTAAAGACGCAATCCGTGATTTGAGAATCCTGCCACTGTGGACACGCGAACTCGGCTGGTGTCCGGCAGGGTTTCTTAAAGCAGGTCGTCGGCTGGTCAACAAGGTTACCAGTGTTTGTTTAGAAAAAGACATAGATCATAAAGCTATTGAGCTAACAGGCCATAGCTTGGGTGGAGCAGTCGCTTTGATTGTTGGTGCTTTGATGACAAGGGATGAAATACCGCCATTACAAATTGTGACGTTTGGCGCACCTAGATGTGGACGGCTCAAGATATTAGATGGTGTTCCCGTTACTCAGTACAGGCACGGCAAGGATATTGTGCCGCTGGTTCCGCCTTTAATGCGAAGACACAACAAGTTATTAGAGTTTGACCGACCGGGTAAAAGTTATATCAAAGATCATTTTATGTTGAACTATGTAAAAATGAGCAAATCACCGGAGTATTATTAGGTGAATGCTAAAAAGTTAGAACCAGAAAGTAGCTATGCTAGGTACGATGCTGACGGGGATGGTGTGGTCACCGACGATGAGCTAGAGATCAGCGCAAGGCTTCAGGAGCTTGAGATGCTCCATGAAAAAAGCGATGCCCAACGCAACATGGTTTGGTTTGCTTTGTGCGGAATGCTTTTGTATCCATCTGGTGTGGCTATCTGTTCTTTTTTTGGGCTAGATGATGCTGCTGTGCTGCTCTCAGACATGGCTAACATGTATTTTCTGGCGACTGGAGGCGTTGTAAGCGTGTTCTTTGGGAGTCAGGTTTTTGCAGGGAAAAATAAATGAGTGTAGATGTAACACAAGTTTATGAAGAAATAGCCTCTGATGAAGGAAAGATTCTTCATTGTTATATGTGCAGTGAGGGCCATAAAACCGTAGGGATTGGGCATAAAGTGTTACCAACTGACCCAGAATCTAACCTTCCGGTGCATGGGACTTATGATGATGTGCCAGCAGAGGAATGCATTACAGAGGAGCGTTGCTATGAGCTCTTTCAGCATGACATACAATTGGCTATTGCGGGTTGTAAAGGTTTGTACCATAACTGGGAAGAGATTCCTCAAGAGATGAGACACATCCTAGTTAATATGTGTTTTCAGTTGGGGCAGACTGGACTTAGCCGATTTAAAAACATGAATCATGGTGTTTCTCAAGAAGCATGGGGTATTGTTTCTATGGAAATGATGGACTCTCGATGGGCGCAACAAACCCCAGAAAGAGCAAAGCGTTTACAGAATCGTGTTTTAAGAATGATGAATAGGTAGAAGGTTAAGATGCCATTACAACCTTTAGATTTTAGACCAGGAATAAATAAAGAAAGCACCAGTTATACTTCCGAAGGCGGCTGGTTTGACGGCAACCTTGTTCGATTCCGAAAAGGTTTTGCAGAGAAAATTGGTGGCTGGCAGAAATATATTCTGTCTTCTTATGAAGGAACTGGCAGAAAGATTCATAACTGGGTAAACCTAGGCGGACTAAAGCTGTTAGGTTTAGGCACTACGTTTAAAGCGTATATCCAGGATGGTGATGTTTACAATGACATCACTCCAATTCGATCGACTACCGCAGCAGGCGATGTTACTTTTGCTGCAAGCAATGGTTCGTCAACAGTTACCATAACTGATACAGCGCATGGCGCTCAGTTAAATGATTTCGTAACTTTTTCAGGTGCAGCAAGCTTAGGCGGCAATGTTACTGCAGCAGTGCTTAATCAAGAGTATCAAATTGCTTCTGTTGCAACCGCTAATACTTACACCATAACAGCAAAAGATACATCAGGGTCCACGGTCACTGCTAACTCTAGCGACACGGGCAATGGCGGTAGTTCTACTGTCGGGACTTATCAGATTAATGTTGGCCTCGATGTGTTTGTCAGCAGCACTGGCTGGGGCGCTAATGCCTGGGGTGACAATGCCTGGGGGTCAACTGCTGCGTTGTCTGCAACTAACCAGTTACGTCTTTGGTCAATGGATAACTTTGGCGAAGATTTGGTTTTAAATCCTAGAGCTGGTGGCGTTTATTACTGGGACAACAGCAGCGGCGTAAGCGCAAGAGCAGTTCCTTTAACTTCTTTGTCTGGGGCAAATTTACCGCCTACGAAAGGTGTTCAAGTTATTGTTTCTGATGTAGATAGGCACATTCTTGTTCTAGGCGCAGATCCTATTGAGAATGGCGCAAGAAGCGGAGCTATTGATCCGTTGTTAATTGCTTTCTCTGATCAAGAAAATGCTGCTGATTGGGAGCCTAGGACCACAAATACCGCTGGATCATTACGATGTTCTGCTGGATCAGAAATTATTGGCGGCATTAGGGCTAGGCAAGAAACCTTGATATGGACTGATGTTGCGTTGTACAGCTTACAGTTTATCGGTCCGCCTTTGACGTTTGGTTTAAACCTAGTTAATGAAGGTGTAACTCTTATTGGACCAAACTGTGCGGTTAACACACCGGCTGGTATATTCTGGATGGACCGTAAAGGTTTCTATCGTTATTCCGGTACAGTCCAAAGCGTGCCATGTACTGTTCAGTCTTACGTTTACGATAATTTTAATCAGTCACAATCTTTTCAGTTCTTTGGTTTTGTGAACAAAGAATTTGACGAGGTTGGCTGGTTCTATTGTTCTTCTAGTTCAGATGTCATCGATCGATATGTCACTTATAACTACGAAGAAAACAGTTGGGCTATTGGGCAACTTTCTAGAACTGCTTGGATTGATGAAGGAATATCAGACAATCCGATTGCTGCTGGTAAAGATGGAAGCGATCCGTATCTTTACAACCATGAGATAGGCAATGACGATGATGGCTCTCCCATGACATCGGTTTATATTCAGTCTGGTGATTTCGACTTAGGTGACGGGGAAGACTTTCAGTTCATTAAACGCATGATTCCTGACGTTAATTTTAATGGTAGCGGCGGAAGTGGTCAGGAAATTAGCGCAGTGCTTAAAGTAAGAAACTATCCTGGTGATTCATTTACCACAGATCAAACCACAGCGTTTACAGGATCCACAACCAAGATAGATATGAGAGCTCGAGGGCGACAAGCTGCTTTGCGGTTTGAAGCTGAAAACGCAGGTGTTGGTTTTAGGCTGGGCCGAAATAGGTTAGACCTGCAACCTAACGGAAGACGTTAATGGGAAAGATTCTTCAAACCAATCTGCCTATTGCCTTCGAGGATAATGTAACCTCGAACACGTTTAATCGCGCCATTAGGATTCTTGAGCTTAATTTAAACGCAGTTGACGTTGACAGTACGCCTCAGTTTACGCAGACAATTATTGATGAAACCAAGTTTTCTGCTGGTGACATCATATGGAATACTACGTTAAACAAACTTCAGGTGTATAACGGAGACTCTTTTAAAACGATCTCATATGAAGATAATACATTAGTAGCAACAACCAGCGTTGGGACTGTTCAAGTTTCAACAAATGGTTCTGTATCAGTAGAGGTAGGATAATGACTAAGCTATGTGAGCGAGGTAAACGCGCAGCCAAAAACAAGTTTGATGTGTATCCATCAGCTTACGCAAATGCTTATGCCAGCAAGATTTGTGCAGGCAAGATCAAAGACCCATCCGGCACCAAGCGTAAAGACTGGGGGTCAAAGCGTATGAATAGTGGTGGGTTTGTCGCTAAAAGATACCGGATGATTGATCCGAAAGGATTTAATAGAATGAAGCCTGATAAGAGGCCAAGGACTAGGATAAGCTAATGAGCTTAAAAAAGTGGTTTGGAGATGGGCCAAAAGGCAATTGGGTTGACATTGGTGCGCCTAAAGTAGATGGCAAGTATCAGCCATGTGGACGTAAATCAACCAAGGATTCTAGTCGGGCATATCCGAAATGCGTACCCGCTGCCAAGGCTGCTAAAATGACTGCCAGTCAACGTAAGAGCGCAGTAGCAAGGAAGAGAGCCAAACCTCAAGGGGTAGGCGGCAAGCCTACCAACGTTAAGACATTCGCCTCTACAGGTGGTTTTATTATGAAGTATAATAAAGGATGCGGTGCAGTTATGCCGGACCGTAGAAAGAAGACAAGGTATAGCTAATGTTCAGACGTTATGCTCAAGAGTTTAATAGTGGTGGCGAAGTTATGCCAAAGCGGAATAAGAAAAACTTCCGCCCCACTGACAAAGGCGCAGGCATGACCCCGCGTGGCGTGGCTGCTTATCGTCGGGCCAACCCTGGCAGCAAGTTGAAAACTGCTGTTACTGGTAAAGTAAAGCCCGGCAGTAAGGCTGCGCAGCGGCGTAAGTCTTTCTGTGCTAGATCGGCAGGTCAGATGAAACAGTTTCCGAAAGCTGCAAAAGATCCCAATTCCAGATTACGCCAAGCGCGTAAGCGGTGGAGGTGTTAGCGTATGAGTGAAGCACAAGGAATTTTGGGCTTGCATGGTGCGCCTAAGATAGATTGGATTGATTATGAGGAAAGTGACTCTCTTCCTAATCGACGTTGGTATAACGAAGACGGGTCATATAGTCACAGTACCCCAGCAAACACGGATCGTAGTGGCAGAAGGATTCGGCCCCCTGGTGAGGGTGAAGGAAGTGAAGACATTATTTCTCCACCTTCGGGAATAAATCGAACTTTCGACAATCCTACAGGCAACCCGATTGACTTTGATAAGCGAAGACCTTTTCCTGAGTTCGACCCATGGGCACCCGGTCGCAGAATAACTTA